ATGGTTAGCAATGAAGTATTCATAGATAGTGCCACTTTAAGAGAAAATGTAGTTGCATTAGCAAGAAATATAGGTTATACACCCAGATCAAGGACTGCTGCAAAGGCAGTAGTTTCATTTTTTGTAGATACAACTGGATTTACCACTAAACCTATCACTCTAACCCTTAAAAAAGGCATTGTAGCAACTTCTGCATCAACATTTGGGTCAGAAAGTTACTCATTTTCCATTCCAAGTGACATTACAGTCCCTGTAATTGATGGAATTGCCACTTTTGGTGATGTTGAGATCTTTGAAGGGTCATTTTTAACAGCAAACTTCACTGTTACCTCAGAAAACCCTGCACCACCAGTAAGATATATCCTAGATAACCCACATATTGACACTTCTACTCTAGAAGTAGCTGTAAGGGACACTGAAGCAAGCACCACTTCTAAAAAATATGTATTTTCTGATACTTTGATAGAAGTCACAGACACTTCTTGTGTATATTTTGTTCAAGAAGTGGAAGATCAGAGATATGAACTCATTTTTGGTGATGGTGTCTTTGGTAAAAAGTTAGAATCACTGAATTATATTGATGTTTCCTATATTACCACTAATGGAAGTGATGGAAATGGTGTTTCTTCCTTTTCTTTCAATGGAAGAGTAGTTGATAACAACAATAATCTTGTAAGTACAGGAATTTCAGTCATTACCACTGTAAATGACTCTTTAGGAGGCAAAGAAATTGAATCTGTAGAGTCTGTAAAGCGTTTTGCACCTAAAATATACTCTACATTCAACAGAGCAGTCACTGCAAGTGATTATGAGGCACTAATTCCTAAGATTTACCCTGAAGCAGAGTCAGTTTCAGTTTTTGGAGGTGAAGAATTAAGTCCACCACAATTTGGAAAGGTTTTTATCACTATAAAACCATTTTATGGACCTTTTGTGCCAGATTCAATTAAAAATAACCTAAAAACCTTAATAAAAAAATATTCTGTTGCTGGAATTGTTTGTGAAATACAAGATTTGAAATTTTTGTATGTTGAGGTTGATGTTAATGCATATTATAACCCAAATTTAGCTCCTGATGCAAATGCAGTCAAAACTGTGGTTACAAATAATATTAATCAATATGCAGACTCAACAGAACTGAATAAATATGGTGCAAAATTCAAATATAGTAAATTCCAAGGAATTGTAGATAATAGTCATGATTCAATCACTTCTAATATCACTAAAATTGAAATTAGAAGAGATATGAAACCTGCATTGAACCAATCTGCAGAATATGAGTTATGTTTTGGTAATCAATTCTATATAAAGAGAATGAGTGGTTATAATATCAAATCATCAGGATTTACTATCTTTGGTTTATCCAATACTGTCTATTTGAGTGATTTACCTGCAGAAGGTGGTAAAACTGGTTCTCTATTCTTCTTTAGATTACAAGGAACTAACAATCCAATCATAGTAAGAAATAATGTTGGAACTATTGATTATGAGAAAGGTGAATTGTTATTGAAACCTGTAAACATCACAGGAACAAGTAAAAAAATTCAAGATATACCAATTATTGAAGTATCAGCATGTCCTCAGTCAAATGATGTAATTGGACTGCAAGATCTTTACTTACAATTAGATGTAGGTAAGAGTTCTGTAGATATGTTGGTTGATACCATAGAATCTGGTGATAATACATCAGGAAATCTTTATACTGCTACATCTAGTTACAAATCTGTCAATATAGCAAGATTGACTGACAGTGAGATAGCAAATGCAACTATTGGAACTGATACAGAGACAACTAATGTAAATACAAGTTCTACTACCTCAGATACATATAGAGTAGGGTCTACCACATTTACACCCACAGCTCCTTCATCATCGTCATCTTCTTCATCTTCATATTAATATTTTAATATAAAATGTCAGACAATACAAGAGTCAAAATTAGTTCAGTTGTTAAAAATCAACTGCCAGATTTTATAAGAGCAGATTTTCCACTTGCTGGTGATTTTTTATCACAATATTATACTGCAATAGAAAGTCAAGGTTCACCTCTTGATATAATTCAAAACATTGACAATTATGTAAAGTTAGATGAGTTAACAGACCTAATAGATTCTACAACCCTCTCTAGTGATATAGAACTTTTTGATGATATAATACCTGTTGAGTCTACTGTAGGGTTTCCAGAGTCATATGGGTTGATTCAGATTGATTCTGAGATTATTACTTATACTGGAATAACTGCTACTTCATTTACTGGATGCTCAAGGGGATTTAGTGGAATTACATCATATAGAAGTCCCAACAAACCTGATGAGCTCATATTCTCTGAATCTAACATTGATGAGCACTCAAAAGATGCTGTAGTCAATAATTTAAGTATTAGATTTTTACAAGAGTTTTTTAAGAAGGTAAAAAAACAAGTCATACCTGGATTTGAGGAAAGACCATTATCTACAAGCATAGATCAAAGATTATTCATTAAACAATCAAAAGATTTCTATTCTTCTAAAGGAACTGATCAATCTTTTGAGATATTGTTTCGCGCATTGTATGGAAAGGATGTAGAAGTATTAAAACCACGTGATTTTCTATTCACACCCTCTGCAGCCAACTATAAGATATCTAAACAAATTGTAGTTGAACCAGTATTAGGTGATCCATCAGATTTGGTCAATAGAAACATATTTCAAGACCCTGTAGATGGATTTGCTTCAGTTACTGCTGCTGTAAGTGATGTAGAATCTATTGTGAGGGGCACTAAGACATATTATAGACTTTCCTTAGATTTTGATAAAAATTCTCAAGTAGTATCTGCAGAATTCCCTATTCACCCAAACACAAAATTAATTGAGGGTGTTTCTATTGGTTCAACTGTTTTAACTGTTGATTCTACTGTTGGATTTGGAACCACTGGTTCTTTGATTGCTAATTTTGATGATGGCACTTCAACCACCATTAAATATGAATCAAAATCACTAACTCAGTTTTTTGGATGCTCTGGAGTTGAAAGAACTATAGATTCTACTCAAGATCTTAAAATGGATGCCTATGCATATGGATATGCTGGCATAGGAACTGATGATGAGATCAGATTTAGAGTAACAGGTGTTTTAAAGGATTTAGATTTAAATTTAACCACTGCCACCTATAATGAGATTGGAGATGTCATAGAACCTAGAGGATTAGGATCTAAGTCTGATGATATTGTTTCCAAATCTTTATTTTCTAATATTTCTACCACATATGATGTAGACTCTATAGAATTAGTAGATAAGTCAAACTTTACATATCAGTTAAATCTTTTTGATGCTCATGACTTTGTTGTAGGTGATAGTGCCCTTATTAACACAACACCATGCTCAATTATTTCTCTTATCAGTTCTAAACAAGTATTGATAAAAGGTGCTGGAGAATTGAATGAAATAATATCATATAAAATTCAAAGATTACTTTCTAAAGCAAATTTAAGTAATTATCCTGAAGCTAGCATTTATACCACAAATATTCAAAATTCTTACATAGATGGTGATAATTGTGTTTATATTGCATCACCATCTATTCCAGATTACTTAAATGAAGATTTAGATATTAGAGATACTACTCTTACTTTTTCTGGTACTTTTATAAACAATACTGACATCACAATCCCTAATCATGGATTGATGACTGGAGAAAAAGTAAAGTATATACCAGGAACTGGAGAAAATAAATTAGATATTTTAGAGGAAGAATATTTTATCAAAAAAGTAGATATTAATACAATTAAGATTGCTAGGAGTCTTTCTAATGTTTCAAATGAGAATTTTATAGGACTCACTGGTAATATTGTAAATAATAGATTTGAATTAGCACGTTTTGCTAATAAAACTATATTAGCACAAAATTTATTGAGAAAAATTGATACACCAGTTTTTTCTCCTATATCAGAATCAACACCAATAGGTAAAACTGGTATATTAGTAAATGGTGTTGAAATACTCAATTATAAATCAAATGATATTGTTCACTTTGGTAGGATAAATGATATCTCTGTTACTGCTGAAGGATCTGGTTATGATGTAGTAAATCCACCTATAGTTTCAATTACAGACCCAGTAGGATCTGGAGCATCAGCTTATTGTGAAGTTCAAGGTTCTTTAGAGAGAATTGATGTAGTTGATGGTGGATTTGATTATATTACTACACCCACACTGAAAGTAAGTGGAGGTAATGGGATAGGATGTGTTGCAACACCTAATTTAGTTTTAAAAGATCATTCTGTAGAATTTGATTCAACAGAAGATGGTGGACTAGTAGATATTAGTTCTAATATAATTGGATTCTCAACTTTTCATAAATTTGCAGATGGAGAGTTAATTACATACAACACAGAGGGTCAAACTGCAATAGCTGGACTTACCACTGGTGCTGCATATCATTGTTGTGTTAAAAGTGCAACAACAGTGACTTTGCATAAAAATTATGATGATTCTGTTGATGGATTATCTCCTATAGATTTAACAGCTTTTGGAACAGGTCTTCATAATTTGGAATCTGTAGATAAAAAAAGAGTCATTAGTTCTGTAACTATTGCCAATTCAGGTATAGGATATAGAAATAGATTGACATCTACAACTTCATCTGGAATCAATACTGCAAATAATACTATAAACATTCCAAATCATGGATATAGAACTGGAGAGAAGATAAGATATGATACTAAATCTACAACACCAATTTTAGGTTTAACAACACAAACTGATTACTATGCTGCAGTTGTTGATGGTAGTTCATTTAGATTATCTGCTGTTGGTGTGGGATCTACTGCAGTAAATCATTATTTAAGAAAGAAGGAATATGTAAATTTACTTTCTGGTGGAACTGGAATTCATGAATTTAATTATCCACCAATCACAGTAACAGTGGATGGTAACATAGGAGTATCTACATTTAGTGGACAAAATTTCCAAGCAGACTTAAGACCAATAGTGAAAGGGTCTGTAAAATCTATATTTGTTCCCTCTGGTGGAATTGAGTATGGTTCAGCAGATGTTATCAACTATAACAGACAACCTGATATTACTCTTAAGAGTGGTAAGGATGCTCAATTACTTCCAATTGTAAGTAATGAAACTGGAAGAGTATCTGAAGTATTAGTATTAAATGGTGGATCTGAATATAACTCACCTCCAGAATTAAAAGTATCAGGAGATGGTTCTGGCACTGTATTGATTCCATTAATGAAATCAGGATCTATAGATTCTGTAAAGGTAGTTCATAGTGGAATAGGACACACCTCATCCAACATCAGTGTAGCAGTAACACCAAATGGACAGAGTGCTAAATTCTATTCAAACATAAAATCTTGGACTATAAACAATGTTCAAAGATTGATTCAAAATAATCAAATTACATCTGATGATGGTGTAGTTAGCACTGGATTTAATGATAAGTATGGATTGGAATACTCTCATGCCTATGCTCCTAGAAAGTTAAGACAATCTGTTTTTACTAAAAAATCTGTAGGTGACAAGGAGTTGTTTATTCCTGATCTATCTTTGAATAAGAATGCTCAAGAAGATACTTCTGGCAGTCATTCTCCAATCATTGGATGGTCATATGATGGATCTCCCATCTATGGTCCATATGGATTTAAGAATAATTCTGGTGGACCTGTTACTATACTTGAATCTGGATATTCAATTTCAATATCATCAGAAAGACCAAATCCACTTACTGTTGATGGAGAGCAAGTATATTCTAATGGATTTTTTGTAGAGGATTATATATTTGAGGAAGGTAAAGATTTAGATCAACATAATGGTAGATTCTGCAAAACACCAGAATATCCAAATGGAGTGTATGCATATTTTGCCACAGTTAATCCTGATGCTTTGGATTCAGAGGGAGTATTTAAGAATTTCAGAAAACCAGAATTTCCTTATTTTATAGGTAATTCTTATAAATCAAAATCAATAGAATATAATTTTAGTTTCCTTTCAAATCAAGATGATACTGATTTAAATCAAACTGATTATATTAGAAATACTAGAGTATATAACTTCCTTTTAAATAAAACTAGTTATGATTTCTTGATAAATCCAAACTCTATTAGAAATCAAAAAACCTTTATAACTGAAACATCCACTGGAGTAGTTGAGTCTGTTGGTATAAACACAGGAGGATCAAATTATAGAGTAGATGATTCCATAGTATTTGATGATTCTGGCACTAGTGGATATGGTGCAGAAGCAAAGGTATTATCTGTTGGTGGAAAAACTATAAGTAACATTAGTATTGCTAATACTGAGTTTTCAAATGTAGAATTTATTTTGGGTAAATCTCCAAATGAATTCATAGGATATACTACTGTTCCTCATAATTTTAATAAGAAGGAATTTATAACTCTTAGTGGATTGAGTACAGAAACATTTGCTAATGATTCTGTGTTCCCCATAGGAATAACCACAAGTAGATTTAGATTGAATGTAGGAATAAGTTCTGCAGGTGCTACTGGTCTTACAACATATTTCAACATAGATGGTAATTTTGATGAATTAAATATTCTACCCAATGATGTTTTGGGAATAGGAACTGAGTGTGTAAAGGTATTGAATGTAGAAAAAGATTTAAGAAGAATAAGAGTTCTTAGAAATCATCAATCCACCATAGGATCTGCTCATACTGCTACTTCTTTAATAGAAGATAAACCTAGAAAATTTGCATTTAGATCTGTAAATGTTGGTAATAATGATTTTAAATTAAACAGACAATTTTATTTTAATCCTAAGGAGTCTGTAGCACTAGGTAATGTATCTGGAGTTGGTATTGGATCTACTCTATTTTTCTCTAATCCTGGCACAGGTATATCTGAAATATTCATTCCTACCAAAGCTGTTTATTTACCAAATCATAAACTTGCTATGGGGGATTCCCTTACATATAATACTAATGGAGGGACTGCTTTAGGAGTATCCACTGATGGCACTATGGAGTTTACCCTTGCAGAGGGTCAATCTTTATTTGCTGCTCCTATATCACGTGATCTTATAGGAGTATCAACTGCTAGAGTTGGTTTAGGAGCCACTGGTTCATTTACTGGAATTAATAGCACCACTAATATTAGCACTTTATTCTTTATTGGAATTGGAACTGGATTGAATCATAGTTTCAAAACTAACCATAGTAATGTGTTAAGTGGAAATATAAAAAGATCTTTAGCCACAGTATCCACATCATCCACC